ACTTAACCCCTCCGCTCAAGTAGAATAAATGGCTCAAACCGCTCTCCCTACCTTCGTGTAGGAGGGCAACAACCATTTCTCAAATAACAACAAGTTGAAACATGAAATTCGTAATTGACGAAACAAAAAATAAGATGATTCACTCTCTAATAAAGGGTGGCAAGAATGTAATGCTAACAGGGGCAACAGGGGCAGGTAAAACTACTTATTGCTTCGAAGTAGCAGATAACCTAAACATGAACTGTGAAGTAGTAAATTGCGGTTCTACCCAAGACGCTAGAACATCACTACTTGGATTTTTCCAATTAAAAGATGGTAACACCGAGTTTACTCCTTCTAACTTTATTAAAGCAATTCAGCAAGAAAATACTTTGATTGTTTTGGACGAACTTTCAAGAGCATCAGATGATGCTTTTAACATCTTGTTCCCTATCCTAGACCATCGCCGTGAAATCTCTATTGAAGAAGAAAAGGGAGATAGCCGAACCGTAAAGGTGGCAAAAGGAGTTCGCTTTATTGCGACAGCAAACATTGGATTAGAATACTCATCTACGAGAACACTAGACCGTGCGTTACAAGACCGCTTTATGACCTTCAACCTTCCTTACATCACAGGAGAGCAAATGGTTAAGTTCATAGATGAAACCAACGAACTAACACCTAGTGATGGTGTTATGTTGAAAACCTTGTCTCAAGTTTACGATTACTCACATAACTTGTTTGGCAAAGGTAAGATTGGAACTCGCATCTCTACTCGTTCAGTAATTGACACCGTATCTTTAATTAAAGATGGGTTCTCGGTAAGAGATATTCTTGATAACGCAATTTTATCACAATACGAACAAGACTCTAGCACTATTGTAAATGATGCTAATGTTCTTCGTGAGTTTGCTGATAGTATTGGCGTTTACACTAACTCTAACAACAAGTAGTTAATTGACCAATTCCGTAGAAGTAGAGATAAAGCCTGTAAAGGCTGATGCGGAGTTGATGTCTGCGTGGCTTGGGAAGATGGAAGATATTTCCATTACTCCCAAGTTATTGTTCGACCTACAAACCCTTTTGCGCCATTACGCAGACTTCCTTGTTCCAAACAAGAATGTGTCTGTGGACTATAAGTATGAGGGAACTCCCTGTGCGTCAGTAGATAAAGACCAAATCTTTATTCCGCTTGATATGTTACAGGAAGGTCGTGTGGACGAAACTATTTCCGCTGTAATCCATGAGTTACACCACATAAAGTTTTCTGATAATGAAAGACTTACCTGTGAGCGTATTTTGCCTTACTTCCAACGCATTCTTGAGACTGTAGAAATTGAATACTATGGTAAGAAGATGTCGATTTGGAAAGCGATTTCGTCGCATGGAGACATTCTGTCAGAAGCAATTATAGATAGAGAGTTAGACCATTCGTATAAAGAGTTTATCTACCAATACTTTGGAGACTTGTTCTTATTGCTAAATGCTATTGAAGATGTTAGGATTGACGAATTACAACCTAAGAATCTATTGAAGTATAGGTTTAAGCAAGAGGATATTGCTTTTGGTAAGTTCCAATCCTTGTATGCGAGTGGAGATTTAGATAAGGAATCATTGTTTGGTTCTTTTATTGACGCTCTGTTCCACTTAAAAGGTTATGGTCATTCACAACTGATTGAGGATAGCAACATTACTAAAGACCGTATCATTGCGGTTGAGGAACCACAACAGTATTACCCTCCTACTTTTAATGCGTTTGCGAAAGTGTTACAAACACACGCAGGTTCTCTTTGGCAAGAGTATGAAAAGCAAGAAGAAATGAACGATAGTGCTGTTTGTGATTTTCTTGTTGAAGATTCTTTGGGGGAGGAAGGGGAGACACCAAAAACAGAAGGCGATGAAGAACTTGGGTTAGAACCTAAGAAGGCTTCTGACTGCCCACAATTTGATGGCGAGTTAGCCAAAGATGTCAGAAATGTCTTTGGAGAATCCGATATACAAGATTTGCTCAACGCAATGTTGGGCGATGATAAAGAGGGAGAAGGGCAACCAACAGAGTTGTTACTGAATCCACAACAATGGGCTGAGATACAAGCGTTCAAGGCTCTACAACACATTCCATGCCGAGAAGTTGTAGAGGAACTTCCACAAGGCATAAACTACGATACTCTAATTTTAGACTGCTATGCTTAAATTAACCACACCTAAATCATTCCTACGGTTTGCTAAAAACATGACTGTGGGAGAACTAAAAAATGTTGCCGACCAAGACTTACAGGATTACGATGCTGAGTTTTTGGCTACCATTAAACCCGACTACGAAGAAGATTTTGGAACTGTCCAAGAAACTAATAACAAGATGACTGTTCTTGCCGTTGAAGTTTATGGGAGTCATAGTAAGCAACACAAATACCTAGAGCGTAATTTCCGTAAAGGGGAAAGCGTTGTTGATGGTCATTACTCTCAATTCCCCTCCCCAAATGAAATAAAAACTTGGATAGAAAACTCCCAAAGTGGTTTTTACGAAGATTACTGTGTTCCTGCGATGAACTACGCAAAGAAGGAGGATAGCCCAAATGTCTAAAGAGAGTAGTATATCCTTTGATAAGGAAGCCTTGTTTCGTTCCCCCCAACCTAATGTTGTGTCTTACCGAGAAATGCTTTTTACTAAGTTTGCTCGTAACATGACAGGTTTGTTGGAATCACAAAGACCTAAGAGGTATAATAGTAATCGTGGATTACTAGACCCTCGCAGACTATACCGTCATCAAATGGACGATAATGTGTTCTACAAAAAGACTAGCACTCCTCACTCAGATACTACTTTCGTATTCTTAGTTGATGCGAGTGGAAGTATGAGTGGGGGTTGTGGCGTTGAGCATAACGGAGAGAGTTTAGACCGCATTGAAGTTTGTGGGGCGATATGTTCCGCATTCGCAAAAGCAAATAAGGCTGTCTTAGGTAATAAAATCAAGATGGAAGTTTTTACTAAATCAGAAGGGGGAGAACTCTTTAACAGTTTTGTTAAGGGCTATGTTCCTATCCTCTCAAGAGTATTTTCTAACACTAAGAATGATACTGATTGGGATAAACTTTGTGGTTTGGACACTACTGCCCCATTGAGAAGGGAAGGTAGAAGCACAGGAAGTTATACTCCTGAATTTCTTTTACTTCCTGCGGTAATGGAGTGGGCTAGAAAGAATTTAACAACAAAGAACATGGTTATTATTAACTTAACTGATGGCGATGTTGTTCATCAGTTTGTTCCAAAAGAATCTCTAACACAATACGCAGAAGAAAAGTATCGAGTAACTACTTATCGTGCTTATGATGAAGATACAAAAGCATTACGCATTAAGTATCTTCGTGGTGTTCCTAATATTACTTTATACTTGAGTAGTGGTTATCGCTCAAGCGAGTATCAAGATGAACGCATCAAAGATATATATGGAACAAATGCCGTTTCTGCTTCAGAGGAATCATTTGAGACAGACTTTTTTAAGACCCTTAACACATTACTACACCAATATGCGTAAACTCACATTAACAAATTATACACTAGAAGGACAGTCAAGTTCTAAGAACCTAGTTGGTCTGCTTAATACCCATATCCTTAGAAGGACAGGCAGTTACCATTCTAACGAGGGTTTCCTCAATGAAGTTTGTAGGAAACTATCCACAAAGAACTCCAAATGGATTCGTGTGGGGGATAATTCCGAATCGGTTGTCATTATAAATGATGCTAGAAAGGAAATTGCTCAACACGGAAAGAGGTTTTTGATTACGACAGGCTTGATTTACGAGGAGTTGTTACAAACGAATCGTGGTCATCAAGACTACGACTACCAACGCAACAAGTTCTTTACCCAAGATGACACTTCTAATGCTAGAGAGATTGGTGGTTCTGCTAACCTACACTTGTTAGATTTACTTTGGCACATGACCGAAGGTAAGTATGATGCGGTGGAAATTACTACCGAGTGGGTGGACAAAGACTTAAAGGATTTCTTTTCTGAGCGTTACAGGAGTATCGTTAATAAACTTCAAGACGATGCTCACGATAAGGAAGTGCCACGCATACTTAAGTTGGGTAACGACTACTTTGCGTGGGGTAAAAAAGAAGATGGTGGCACTCTTGATTGGACAAAGCGCAAAAGGGATAGAGATGCTACCGACTTCTTTGAGGATAGAGAAGAAGATTATTATGGTAGAGAATATGATATGGTTAAAGAATACTTGGAGTATCGCAGAACCTTGTGCTACTCTGAGGACAATGATGACTACTCGGTTGTTCCCACATCTTATAAGAGTTGGGAGGAGTGGCTAAGTTGGTTTTTGATAGAGAATAAACACACCCCAAGAAGTTTTAGTCCGTCTATAATTGCTTCGGAGTATGGTTATGCTGACTGTAACCTTGAGGGGTTGGATTTAATATTAGGTAGCCGATATTCTACAACTGCCCAATATAAGAAGATTGCTTCCTCACAGTATAAGCGTAACCAAGATTGGCATTGCGACCACTTAAACTTTTACAAATCCGAAGTGTTAAAACTTCGTAACCAAATGTTGGGGAAAAGTTACTATGAGTAACCAAATTACAAATGAAGATTGGGAATGGTTGGAAAAGAAGTATGGGAAACTATTACATCATATCGGTTATCGTATTGGGGGAGACTCTGTTACTAACGACCACGATGATAGTTACCAAAATCTTTCCATAGCCATGTTGGATACTGTAAAGATGTTTGATAAAACACAGACTGTTCCGTTCTCAGAATACAAAGAAACGGCACACTTTGATAAGTATCTCAAAACTGTTTTATGGAATAGAAAAAATAATCTAGGAAATAAAATAGTTAAGCGAGAACCTTTACGCAGACAAATAACCATAGATGAAAAATTATTTAAGGATAAAGTTCATAAGCCCATTGAGAGTTTCAGACCTTTTGGTAATGAAGAACTCGAAGCAGATATGAAAGAACTTATTTCTCAAATAGAGTTTGACGCAAAGGTAATAAAGCCTAGCGGAGAATTTAATATAAGTAGGTTATGTAGAAACTTAGGTAAAAGTAAAGCCCAAGTAAAGCATACCATTAACCGATTACAACAAACACTAAAATCATACGATGACTTCTTTGAGATTATCTGATATTATATGGGCGTTCACTTATCTTGGTGCGTCCTTCGCAGTTATAGGTTATAATGCTTACGCACATAACTTTCAACTTCTCGCTTTGTGGATTCTTGTAACCGCACAAAGCATAGCACTAGGGCAAGTCCTTAACAAACCAACAAATAAAAATGACTGAACAAGAACCAATGACTGACGAGTATGCTTTACAGTATGCGTTAGAAACATTACAAGATTTAGATGAACATTGTGATAACGACGAACAACGAGCAGAACTGAATGAAGTAATACAAACCCTTTCAAGCATAAAAGCATCTTATGAACAATGCTCTTTTGGCTTTTTAACTTTAGAAACTGAGGAGGAAGAAAATGGGGAAGCCTAATTGGGATAACCCTCCGAAGAAAGTGTGGCTAACTGAAGCCCCTCAAATTTTACCACATCAAGATGTTGAAATAGAAGGCTTTGTATGTTACGCTACTTATGGAGAAGGAAAACAATGGTATGCGGGTTGGAAAACCTATTCCAAACTTTGGAGTTGTCTGCGTTACGGAATGTATTTAGGACAAAACTCTAACCACAAGAACTTTGTTAAGAACATTAAAACCAATGAAATTGTATGGAGGTCATGGGAAGATGAAAATCCTTATCGCTCTAGAATCTAAGTTGGGAAGCGTCTTTAACATTATGGCTCTCATCAGAACGCTTGTATGTGTAATCGTTTTGTGTAGTTTGTTTTGTGCTTGTGCGACTGTTGAATGTGTTTATTCAGAAGCGTATTGGATTCAACACCAACTTCACTTTCAAGAAGCAATGGATATGCCAAACTGCCATTGGTGTATAGAATACAACCGACTAATACCCTAAAGTTATGGCTACTAAGAAGAAGTTGATACCCTGTTCCATGTGTAGTGGAACAGGAATCCAAGAAGAAACACTCAAAGGTTACAGACGATACAAGTGTTGGTGCTGTAACGGAACAAAAACAATAAAAAACAATGACAAAAAAAGAACTACAAATCCTTCTACTAAACCTGTTGCGTAATGTAGATGAAGATTGCCCAAGTGAATATCGTTCCAAGCATCTTAGAATGTGTATGGACGAGGTTCGTGAAGCATTAAAAGATTTCAACAACCCAAGTAAATGGGTATAATAAAATGAAAAAAAGATACACAAAATTTAGAATTTTATTCTCAACCGAGCATAAAGCAAAAGCCCAAAAGTATTTTGATAGCCTCAAAAGCACAGATGGCATTACCCTTCATCACAGAAAGTGGAAGGACAAAGATAAGAGCCGTTACTATGTTCGTCAAGTTGTAAGACAAGGAAGTAAGTAATGGATTACCGAGATACAGAAGAATTGTATGAGAAAAGGAAAATGCGTAAAGCAGACAGACTTACTCGCAGACAACAACACCTTCAAGATACAAAGAATGCTATCGCCACAGGAATTTCCCTAGCGTTGGTAGTCGTGATGACCGTAATCATGCTTTCACAACTAACAAGTTGTTCAGCACCTAAGCCTGTTGATGACTATGAAAGACATAAGATAGCGTGGGAAGAATACATGAAGAAAACCAATTTAGGGGGAACTCCTTATTCCGACCTGTTAGATATGTGGGATACTGTATGGATTCAAGCCATGATAGACATGGGGGTAGAGTAATGCCAAATCATTGTAGCAACAGTTTACATCTCGACGGAGAGTTAAAGCACAGACAAGAGTTTGTGGATAAGAATAAAGGTTTTGATTGGGGGGATAAGCAGAAGAAAGGAACATACAAAGACCTTTCTTTCAACGCACAAGTTCCTCTCCCTAAAAGGCTTCTCGACCCCCCAAAGAAATCAAAAGATGACGGTTGGTATGGTTGGTGTCTAAAGAATTGGGGAACAAAATGGGATTGCTACGAAGAACACCTTACTCATGGCAAAGACTATACTTGCTATTCATTTGATACTGCGTGGAGTCCTCCTAGTGAGTGGATACAGAAAGTGTCTCGCAAATTCCCACATCTAAAGTTCAATGTTACTTGGGCTGAAGAAGGGGGAGAAGGAGGTAAGTTCATGTTTCAAGGGGGAGATTTATTCTACGAAACAGCAATGACTGAGGAAGAATGGAAAGAGTATCAAGGATATGAGGAGGACGAAGAATGGTAACCGATAATAATAAAGATTTCAGCGACCAAATTAACCACCCTAAGCACTATAATAAGGGTATTGAGACAACTGATTACATCTGTTCTTGGGATATGGATTTCTGTGAAGGGAATGTAATCAAATATGTTACTAGATACAAATACAAGCATGGTGTTGAGGACTTGAAGAAAGCCAAATGGTATTTAGAAAAACTAATTAAAGAACAATGAAAATAGAACACCCAATCGACGAACGGCTATTGAAAGCCATGTCTCATGTTACAAACTTTGCTGACCACAAAATAGTAACCGACGCAGACTACCAATACGCAGAGGGATTACAAGAATCCATTGCCCTTGTGCGTGAATATGTATTGTGTTTTGGTGCTGATGGGAGAGTGTCTCAACGAGGACAGATTCCCAAAGCATGGAACAAGGACACCATCTTTGAGTCTCATCAAGACTACAAAGCACCTCTTACGGAAGAAGCATCTGCCGAACAAAAAGATGCTAATGCCAAGAAACTCTTGGAGGAAATAACATGAAACTAGAAAAACAAGAAATGATTAAAAATATCGGACTCGTTCTGATGTTTACGCTCGGTTGGGTAGCAAGTGATTTGGTTAGCCAAATTGGTTGTAAAGACTGTGATTCTCGTCAAAGAGGATTAGAAAGACGAATGGAGATGGGAGAGAGAAACAAACTACAAGAGTTTGTTCCTTACAACTTTAAGCGTCAAGAACAGGGAACTGACCGCCAACAACAACAGCGTCGTAATCGTAGGGATTCTCAACGAGATATTGCGTAATCCATTTGTAAATAAGAATAGGAACAGGGGAAGGTTGAAACATTATTTAATTTTTTTCAACATTCTCCTTGTCCTAACAGTAATCAGCCACCTACTATGAAAAAGAAATATGTAGTAAAACGCAGATGCGTAGCACAGGACTTTGTGTTCGTGGAAGCAGACGATGAAAAAGAAGCAATCTCAAAAGTCCATGAAGGAGAAGGACAATCAAAAAGTTCTTACCTAGAGTTCCTTAAACCTCTCCCACAAACTGAGTGGAGAGCAGAAGAATTAACCCAACAACAACACAATGAAAAATAAAAAAGAATTATACGCTGAGATGCCCCAAGTCCTAAAAGCCTACCATATTAGAAGGGGTAAACTTTTAGGTAAAACAGGAGAGGAGTATTTCGTCGATAGAGAAACCGCAAAGGACAAAGAGATTATGTCCATGTATGAAACCAAAACCGAAAAAGAGATGCAAGACCATCTATGCGATGTTTCACTCGCTCTCGATAAGGTGGCTCAATACTTGGAGTTGATTGACTCTCCTTTTGCGAAAGAAGCACATGAACTAGAAGGTGCGATGATGCGTTTTCAAGCCAATTTCTCCACGAAAGAAGATTGTGAGACTTGGAATGATACTTACGGCAAAGAGAATCCCTCTGAACCAAAGGCTGAACCTGTGAGTTTTCACACCACTATACAACACAATGCGACACATAAATAAATTATTATTTTTTTCTGTTCTGCTTTTGGGGGCAACCGTTCTAAATGCGTCAAGTCTGCCAAGAGCATCATACCCAAAGAACTTTATACCTTTTTGGTCGCAAGCCAAGAGAGGACATGAAGTAGCATTGTTGAACACAGCACAGATAGTTCAGATTAGACCATTCTTCAATCCTGCGATTGAGAATCCAACCCACGACGATATTGTGTATGTTGAAGTGGATTTGGTTGATGGAAAAACCATTGAAGTCCGTGAGGACTTTCAGAAGTTCTACGCACGAGTGAGAGTATCACAATCGAAGTAATGATAGGAACACATCACACAAAAGAATCAACTCTCCCAATGAGCAAGGAGGAAGCCATACAAATAGTCTTAGAAGAACTACATCATAGACTCCCCAAAGATAATAAGGAGGGATTCCTTCCTAGTGATAAGGTCTTTCAAGCAATGGCTTTACTAAGTGAGGAGGAGGAGTAATGGTTTACGAACATTACGACGCTCAAATAGAAAAACTTAATGTGCGGGTAGAAGAACTAGAGAAGGAAATAGATTCTCTTAAAAGTGAAATCTATAATAAAACCATAGAGACTAACCTATACAACACATCATCTACTATCTCTCAGAATACTATAGACATAGACATGGACAGAGACTTTGGACAACAGAGTTTCTAACCTATAAGGAAGCATAAGTCAAAGGTATAAAAGAGATACCACAAAGGTAAAACTAGGTATAAAAAAACCCCCTTCCTAAGACCTCCCATATAGGGAAGCATAAGTCAAAGGAAAGGGGTTTGTTTTTTTTATTTAATTTTCTTCGTTGTTTTTTGTAAGATTCCGAACTTTATTTGGTTTCTTACATATTTTTTTGTTTTTGTTATAGGGGGTTTCTAAAAGAAAAAGAATTATATTCGATAATAAGGTGGGGGTTACCCCTATCTCATATAAGTCAAACGACTATTTAAGCACTAAGTAAAGTGAAAAAATCAGAGTTAGAGTTGGGTTTTTAGGATAGTTAATTTAACAAACCATAACAGACCCTGACCATATACTGTATAAGTCAAAACAAGGTTTCATATAACAGAAACTATATTTCATTTTTTATTTTTTTGCCTCGAAGAACTCGAAGACCGCACGCCACTAAAGGTGGAACCCTCTAAATGTTT